AAATAAGCTGGTACATGATGACTTGGTAGACTCGTTATCGTATATCGAACAATTGGCAAAGGTATCCTATGTGTCTGACTTTGAGGAAGACGATTGGGAACCTATGGACGCAGTAGCGGGGTGGTAATATGGCAAACGGACTCTATGCAAACATTCATGCTAAACGTAAGCGCATAGCTGCGGGTAGTAAAGAGAAGATGAGAACACCCGGTACAAAGGGTGCTCCTACGGCTAAACAGTTCCAGAAGGCTGCTAAGACAGCCAAAAAGGTTAAAAATGGCTGATAAAAAGATTTCTCTTACCAAGAAGGACAAGAACCCCACAGGAGGTCTGTCAGAGTCAGGCCGTAAGCGTATCAACGCAGCCACAGGAAGTAACCTAAAGCGTCCTCAGCCTGAGGGCGGAGCACGAAAGAAATCCTTCTGTGCTCGTATGGGTGGTGTCAAAGGACCTATGAAGAAACCGGACGGAAGTCCTACCCGTAAAGCATTAGCACTTAAAAAGTGGAAATGTTAATTAAACTAGAAAGGTAAACAATGACTCCAAAGAGTTTTAAACCATGCCCCGGTTGCCCTACCCCTGCTAAATGTAAGTCAGCAGGCAAGTGCCTAAAGAAAACACCACGTCCGTTGCCAAAACGCAACAGTCGCGCTAAGAAGGGCATGTAATGGACGACGATAAAAAATACACAGAGCCTAAGGTTGAAGAATGGGTGATGGACAAGGCCGAGCGCTGGCGCGACCATTACAACACCAACTATAAAGACAAGTTTGACGAGTACTACCGCCTCTGGCGTGGTGTCTGGAATGCAGAGGACAGAACTCGTGAATCAGAGCGCTCACGTCTGATCTCCCCTGCCCTACAACAGGCAGTTGAAAGTGCTGTCGCAGAGGTAGAAGAGGCCACCTTTGGTCGAGGTAAGTGGTTTGACATTCATGATGACCGCAAAGACCAGCAAAAGGGTGACGTTGAGTATCTTAAGAACCAGCTAGATGAGGACTTTAAGTTTACAAAGACTCGTAGGGCTGTAGCAGAATGTCTTATTAACTCCGCAGTCTTTGGCACTGGTTGTGCTGAAATAGTACTAGAAGAAGTCAAGGAAATGAAACCTGCTACACAGCCTCTTATGGATGGTGCTATGCAGGCCGTGGGTGTAAACATTAGTGACCGCTTTGTTGTTAAACTGCGTCCTGTGCTTCCTCAGAACTTCTTGATTGACCCTGTAGCAACGACCATTGAAGATGCCATGGGTGTCATTATTGACGAGTTTGTGCCCAAGCACCAAGTACAGCAAGGTATTGAATCTGGCATTTATAACGATGTTGAGCTTGAAGATGCTGCCACGGACACTGATCTTGAAGCAGACAAAGACATTACTGCCTATGAGGATGACAAGGTTCGTTTAACCCGTTACTATGGTTTAGTGCCTAAACATATGTACACGAGCGCTCTTAACGACTCAGAAGAAGACGAAATGTCTGACTTAGAAACAGAGGATTCTAAAGAAGACGATGACGAGGATGATGGTTACATCGAAGTAATCATTGTTGTTGCCAACGGTGGTCAACTGCTCAAGATCGAAGAGAACCCCTACATGATGCAGGATCGCCCTGTTGTGGCTTTCCCTTGGGACGTAGTGCCCTCTCGCTTCTGGGGCCGTGGTATCTGTGAGAAGGGCTATAACAGCCAGAAGGCTTTGGATGCTGAGTTACGTGCTCGTATTGATGCCCTAGCGCTCACAGTGCATCCCATGATTGCCATGGATGCCTCTCGTATGCCCCGTGGAGCTAAGTTGGAAGTCCGTCCCGGTAAGACTATCCTTACCAACGGTAACCCTGCGGAGATCCTACAGCCCTTTAAGTTTGGTCAGCTAGACCAAGTTACCTTTGCACAGGCTGGAGAACTCCAGAAGATGGTTCAGATGGCTACAGGAGCTGTAGATGCCGCTGGTATTCCCGGTAGTATCAATGGTGAAGCAGCAGCAGGGGCTGTATCCATGTCTTTGGGTGCAATTATCAAGCGTCATAAGCGTACCTTGATTAACTTCCAAGAATCCTTCCTAATCCCCATGATTGAGAAGACAGCGTGGAGGTACATGCAATTTGATCCAGATAATTATCCCGTTAGCGATTATAAGTTTATACCTTCATCATCATTGGGTGTTATTGCTCGTGAATATGAGGTAACACAACTTGTACAACTCTTGCAGACCGTAGGCCAAGATAACCCCATCTACCCCATGCTGATCTCAGCTGTTGTGGATAACATGGGCATATCTAACCGTGAGGAGCTAATGGCTCAAATGAATCAAGCCTCGCAGCCTAACCCTGAGCAGCAGCAAATGCAGCAACAACAGATGCAAATGCAGATGCAGACGGCACAGCTACAGATGCAGCTTTTGCAGGCTCAGGTGGCTGAAACACAGGCTAAGGCACAAAAGTACGCTATAGAGGCTCAACTGGAGCCAGAAGTGGTCAAAGCTAAACTGGCAGCAGCCCTCTCTACTAACCTTCAAGAAGGCAATGCAGATGAGGATGAGTTTGCCAAACGAGCTAAGATTGCGGAGCTGATGCTAAAAGAACGTGATATTGTTAGCAATGAGCGTATAGCCACAATGCAAATGATGAATAAAAAAGCTTGACAAAACAGTAAAAGTGTGGTATAATATACACAGGGTCTCTCCTAATACGAAAGGACAAAGAGATGAATAAAGAATTACAAGATTATTACGAAAACTTACTACAACTGTTTACTCAAGATGGGTGGAAAGACTTCATTGAGGACATCAAAGGAAACGCTGATGTTCTTGGTGACATTCTAACCATTACAGACGAGAAACAACTGTGGTATCGACGTGGACAACTTGAAGCTGTCAACCGTATCCTCTCTTATGAGTCTACCATAAAAAATAGTTATGAAGACGCATTGGAGGAAGATAATGGCTAGACGGATATTTGAGTTTGTTTGCGAAGACGGTCACTTATCAGACAAATTAGTGGACTCGGAATGCCGGGCAACCCACTGTCCGATCTGTGACAAAACTGCTGAGAGAATCATAAGCACGCCAATGGTAAAACTTGAGGGCGTTACTGGCGACTTTCCCGGAGCAGCAATGCAATGGGAACGAAAACGTGCTGAGAAGATTAAAGCAGAACAAAAAGGTGCCGCTTAACGCACAAGCACTAGTTTCTTTTCCACAATGCTTTAGAGCACGGAGTACAATATGGCAACATTTATTGATGAAGACGAGAATACATCTCAAGCAACCGAGGACGAACAATTCGACACCCTCGATACAGAAACAGAGGATTCCTTAGAGGAGCAAACCACTGATTCTTACGAAGACGAAGATGAAGACGATATTCCTGAGAAGTATAAGAACAAATCTGTTAAAGACATTGTTCGTATGCACCAAGAGGCCGAAAGAGCCATGGGTAAACAAGGGAGTGAAGTTGGAGAACTTCGTAAAGTAGTAGATGATTACATTCGCGCCCAAACCATCTCACAACAAGCCCCTAAAGTCGAAGAAGAAGAGATCGATTTTTATGACGATCCCAAGGCAGCTGTAGCAAGAGCTATTGATAAGCACCCTAAGGTACGTCAAGCTGAAGAGCTTGCGTCCCGAATGCAAAAGGCAGAAGCTTTAAACAACCTTAAGGCAAGTCATCCTGATTATACGGACATTATACAAAGTAGTTCGTTTCAAGACTGGGTGATGAACAGTAAGGTTCGCCAAGAGCTATATGTCCGTGCTGATCAACGGTTTGACTTTGACGCAGCCAGTGAACTGTTATCTACATGGAAAGAAAGACAAAATGTAGTACAACAGACCGCTGATGTTGAGAAGGTTTCCCGTAAGCAGGCAATAAAAGCCGCTAGTACCGGAAGCAGCAAAGGCACTGGAGAGAGTTCTAAGAAGACATACCGACGCTCCGACATCATTGAACTCATGCGACGAGACCCTGATCGGTATCAAGCACTTTCTGATGAAATCATGAGAGCTTATTCCGAAGGTCGAGTTAAATAAAACATTTTTAAAAGGAAATTATTATGGCAACAGCAGCATATCCCGGCGGCGCAAGTAGTGTAGTAACCAAAGCAAACGCTGGTGTATTTATCCCAGAATTGTGGTCTGACGAAATTATCGCAGCCTACAAGCAAAACCTCGTTATGGCAAACCTCGTCTCTAAGATGTCCTTCAAGGGCAAAAAGGGCGACACCTTGCACATCCCTAAGCCTACCCGTGGCAACGCCGCTGTGAAAGCAGCTGCAACCGCAGTTACGATCCAAGCAGACGCTGAGACCGAAATCCAAGTGTTGGTTAACAAGCACTATGAGTACAGCCGTTTTATTGAAGACATTACAGAGACCCAAGCTCTGTCTTCACTGCGTCAGTTCTATACTGCTGATGCTGGCTACGCTTTGGCTCGTCAAGTAGATACCGACCTGATTCAATTGGGTCGTAATGCTCAAGGCGGTGACGGTACTATTGCTTATGACCAAGCTGTTATCGCTTCTGATGGTACTACCCTGTACACTGGCGCTAACGAAGCTGCAATCACTGATGCTGGTATCCGTAAGGTTATCCAGACGTTGGATGATGCAGACGTGCCTATGGACAATCGTGTGTTGGTACTGCCTCCTGTAGCTCGTAACGTGATGATGGGCTTGGCTCGTTTCACTGAGCAAGCTTTTGTGGGTGACGTTGGTAGTGGTAACACTATCCGTAACGGTGAAATCGGTAACGTCTACGGCGTGAAGGTTTACGTTTCTACCAACTGCGAAACCGCTACTGGCGATGCTCGTATTGGTATGATGTTCCACAAGGACGCCTTTGTGTTGGCAGAGCAGATGGGCGTTCGCGCACAGACTCAGTACAAGCAAGACTACTTGGCAACATTGTTCACCTCTGACATGCTGTATGGCGTGAAAGAGTTGCGTGATGAAGCCGCTGTTGCAATCGCAATGGCTGCCTGATAGCGCTTAAGGTTTGTGGGGTCTTCGGGCTCCACAACCTTATTTGTAGAGTCTATTTTCTAAAGTAGGCTCCACAAATGAGGAGAACAAATGGCTAAATTTAGATGTAAACAAAGTGGTAACTTTGTAGAATTTCATAATGAATATGACATTGAACAGATTCGTTTACAAGAAGA